AAATCTTTAGTATGTCATTTCCTGCGATAACTCTCCGCAGTTCCGAGATAACTTGGGGTAGCGCTTTTTTCTTTTTGGCGACTTTTTCTTTTTTATCAGGCTGGGATGAGTCGCTCGTTTTGCTGCGAAATTCGCTCTCGGGTGAGGCCGGTTACGAGCGTTCTACCCTGCAATTTGGTCTGGCCCGATAGCTGGACTTGGAGTCTGCCATTTTGTCCAACCGCTACCGGCTGCCGGCCGGATATTGCTCGTTCCGTCGCCTGCGCGGTTTGCGTGGCGAGTTGCGATGCGAACTGACTAAAATCCTTCACCGGGCCGAACACTTCCGGCCCATTCTCGCCGGTGATGCCTAAACCACCATGCTCGAAGCCGAGTGCCCCTTTGATATTGCCCCATTCGGCGATAATCCCTGCCACGGCGACGGCGCCAAGCCCAACGCCCACCAGCGGAACGGCCGATACCCACTGTGCGAACGCCGTGGCGGCCGCGCTGACGATCTGGGCTGCTGCCGTGGCGATCGTCGCGATCTTCTCAGCCAGGAGCGAGATAATGCGTTCCGCGGTGCCTTCATTCGTTGCGACGGTCTTCGTTTCCTCGCCTAAAATGTGCGCGGCAACCTCCGCAGCCTTGCCCGCTATGAATTCGGCCAGATAATTCTCGATCGCCTTCTTACCCGCCTCGTAAACATCGTTAAAGCCCTTCGCCAGGCGCGTATTCACGTCGTCATTTTGCGAGGCTTCGAAATTCGTCCGCTGTTGGGTCAGATCGGCGAGCTTTACATTGTATTCGGTCGCGGAAATCAGCCCGCGCGCAAATTGCGATCGAAGATCGTTCTCCGTTTTGTCGAATCCAAGCTGCTTTACGTTCGCCGCCGTCGCGTCGAGCGCCGTAGTCTTCGCCGTCAGGTCGTTCCAGATCGTCAGGATGCCGTCGTGTATCGCTTGCGTGACATCCAACTGATTCTTCTTGAAGAGATCGGCATATTTCGTGCGGATGCCATAGATTTTACCCTGAAGATCGCTCTCGGCCGTCGTCACTTGCGCTTGCTCGGAAGGTGTTAGCGTAAATCCGGCCGCTTGCTTGGCGTCCAGCGCGGCGAGGAGTGCCTGCGCGGCTTGCGTGGCCGCATCGATCTCCTTTTGCTCCGCATCCTTCATGATGGCGAGCTTTTGATCGGCGCTTTCTTTGAAAATTAACTTCCCATTCTCATCGATGGCCGTCAGGTTCGAAAGTTCCAGCGCGGCCTGACTGTTGAGCAAGGCAATCTTCGCATCGGCCGAGTCTTTCGCGTCAGCCAGTTCGTTATCGTGTTCCGTTTTTTGCAGCGAGAGGATTTTCTCCGATAACTGTGCCCGTTGTGCCAACGCATCGGCCGCCGCAGTGGGGTCGGTCAGCGGAATTCGTATCCTATCGAATTGCTCCTGCAATATCGCGATCTGATCTTCGACATTGGCATTGTCCTCGATCTTCGGATGGAGGAAGAAATCCGATTGCGTCTGCGCGATCGTAAGCATCGCCGATCGCAGATCGTCCTCGGCTTTGGCTCGATCGACCGTGATCTTAAATTGCAGGTTACCGATGTTCGTCGTGAAGTCCCGGTTGATCTGCGCGAGGTTCCGCGAAATCTCCTGTGCCTTGATCGGGTCGATGGCCTGGAAGGCTTTGATCTGCGCCTGGATGTTCTGCACGCCGTTGGCCTGGTGAAGGAACGATTGATACGTCTTCTCCGCAATATCCAACTCCTCCTGCGAGGTCAGCGTGCGGTGTTGCGCGTCGGCTGTCAGTTGCAGGCTGGCGCGTAATCGGTTGCCATCGGCCGTCGCCGTGGCTTGCGCCTTCGAAAGGTTATCGGCAGCATTCGCGCCGGTCAGGTCCCCAAGCGTTTTCTGTGCATCGGTCGCGCGGCGCGACTGCTGTTCCCATAGTGAGAGGATGTCCAAGTTCTTCTGCACGCCCTGCGCCATCGCCAGCACGCTGCCGGTCCAGTCCTTGAACCCGGCCGCGGCCTCCTGCCGGAATTGCTGGAGCGATACCGAGGGCTTCCCAATGTCATTCGCGATCTGTTGAAGATCGGCTTGCACCGACGCCTGGATGCCCTTGATGTTATCCGTCGACTGCTGCGCCTGCGTCTGCTGATGTCCTTCCAGGGCCTTGGCCGAGGCGAGGAACTTGTTATCGGCATCGGCCCACGCTTTGGCTGCGGTCTCGGCAGCCGTCTCGCTTTCACTGCCGACCTTCTTCATCGTGCCGGCCAACTCTGCCGCCGCCGATGCCGCGCCAGTGATCGGCGCGGTCACACCTTCCTGAATGCCTTTGCCGATCTGTTTCGCGCCGTCTTTGACTTTTGTAAAATCGCCGGTAACAATTCCATCGATCACTTCGAAGAGGCCGCCGAACCCATCGATCAGCGCATGGATCGCCGCCATGAAATCGCCCTCGATAAACGCCCAGCCGACCTTCAGCACGTCCCAGATCGAATCCATGATATTGCGCGCGGCCTCGCTATGGTCGTAAAGCTGTATCAGCCCTTCGACCAACAGGAAAATGACGCCAATGATAAGCCCGATCGGGTTTGCTTCTTCGGCTTCGTTCAGCCCTTCCTGCGCGACCTTCGCTCCCTCGGTCGCGGCGATGCCGGCCGTCTCGGCCGCCTTCTTGGCAAAGAGTCCTGGGATGAGATGTTCCAAGATTTCCTTCCCAAGCTTGGTCGCCTCGCCGGTAAGTTCCTCTAACTCCTTCGACATGCCGCCCGCTTCTTCGACCGCGAAGTTTGCCTTCAGGAGTATCCAGGCACCCGCCGCCGTTTCGACGGCCGTCTTATTCTCTTCGAGGAACTTTGTGGTGTCTTCGATGCCCGTAGCCAATTCGGTCAGCACCGGAAGCACCGGGTCGATCGCGGCGACCAAGGCGCCGCCTAACGCGCCCTCGGTCTCCTGCAAGTCCTTCTGGAACTGCAATAGCCCCGCCTGTGGCGAATCCCCGATCTTCTGCGCGAACCCGCCAAACTTCGCCTCGGTCGCCGCCAGGAATTTATCGACGTTCCCTTCCACATCGCCGGGGTTGAAGTCGATATGAAGTTCCCGCACGGTACCGCCGGAGGAAAGCTTATTCGAAATGTCGGCGCTGACTTCATCCAGCGACCGGTTCGTGCGCGCCGCGAAATCTTCCATGCGCGCCGAAAACTCTTCCAGCTTGGCCGTGTCCTTCAACTGCCCGAGCGACGCGCCCAGCGCGATCGTGTTCTCGATCGACGCCTTGGTGAATTGCGTCGTATGGTCCTGCACCTCGGCAAATTGCGTCAGCGTGGCGATCGCCTCTTTGCCGCTATTGGGAAGTTCATTGAGCGCGATCGAGAGGCCCTGCGCGGCCCGCTGTTGGTCCTCGAACTGCGTGACCGAGCCAATGAGCGTCGAAATGCCGCCCTGCACGCCGGCCACGCCCGCGCCCAGCGTCAGCGCCTTCTTAATCTCCGATCCGAACGACGAAGCCGAATTTTTGACCGAATCGAATTCGGCCGGTATCCGCGCGACCTCGGAACGAAAGTTCGTGACCGCCTGCGCATTGAACCCTTCCTTCACCGGCGTTTGCAGCGCCTTGATCTGCTCGGTCGCCGTGGCAATCTGCGCGTTCAACGCATTGATCTTCGTCGGGTCTTCCGCCGCGTCCCGCGCCGTTTTCAGGTCGGCGAGGTTCTTCTTCCAGGTGTCGATCGATTGCACCTGCTGCAATACTTTCGAATTCAGCGCATCGAGGGTCGTCGTCGTGGCCGCCGCGTCCACGCCCAGCGTAATGCCCGATCCCTTCGCGATCGAGGTAAGCTGATCCTGCACGCCATTCAGGATGCTATCCGTGTTACCCTTGTCGAAGGTAAGCTTCGCCAGTACGTCGAAGACCTGTGCCATTATAGTGGATCAGCGATGATGAACGTTAATTCCTTACGGTAATTGTTAAGGTTGCGACGCCGGCATTGCCGTGCAGATCGTAGGCAAGGATCGTGAGAACGTGCGTCACCGGCGATGCGACGCTTCCCGTAAGCTTCGTCGTATCGAGCGAAAGGTCCCACTCGGTATTCGCGGCGTCGCCCATGTTTGGTGTCGTTACGCGCGTCTGGAATAAAATTCCGTCGATCGCCATCGTCACCTGCGACACGCCCGATTGATTGCTCGTTACTACTTTCACCGCGACGGTTCCCGAAATCGGCGCGCCGGTCGGATTGGTGATGGTGACGCCAGGCACATCCCTCGATCCCGAGGAACCCGCCGCCGTGCTTGGGCCATTCACCGGCGGAAGCGTGAAGGAGGAGGGAGGTATCTCGATGAGTTTCCATTCGATGCCGGCGCCGGGCGTGCGCGTGCAGCCGATCGCCGTAAAGAGCCGAGCGGTCGAAACGCCGTTCGCTTCGAGCACGTCATCGTTCACCGTGGAGAAAATTCCAGGCTCGATCGTAATTTTGCGGTGAAGCGGGAAATAAGCCCAGTCCCATAGCAGGAAGGTCTTTTGCGGCGCGGCGATGCCGGCGGGCAAGTCGGCGCCGAACGGCGCAATGCCAACGCCCGCGCCCTGGATGGTACAGACCGCGCGCGGCATCCCCCAGCGCGTGTATCGCTTCACCGCGTGCAGCGTTGTCCAATCGGTGTAGGGCAGCCCGCCACTGCCGGGCACGCCGCCTTGCGAAATAAGGTCCCAGCCTTTGCGGACCGGGATGTAATCGGTGTTGGCGTCGTTGCGAACATATAATTCCCATCCGCGCGGGCTGTCCACCGATGCGCCTCCAACAACGCTCGATCCCATGAATCGAAAGAGTGTCGTGTACGATTGGTCCGATCCGCCCTTCATCGGCGAAGCGATCGTGCTATAAGGAGGTTGCGGGAAGAGATCGGTGGTCGAAGGTTCGGTGATCTTGTAATTCGAAGCATAGGCGGCCGCAGGGTTCATATCGATCCCGTCCTGGTTCTCATCGATGTACGCATTCAGCACGGCCGCTTCGAGCGGCATAATGAGAAAACGCGCCCATTCGTCGTAGTCAACGCCTGCGCCATTGGACCAGGTGTTCGGAAGTTCGCCCTGTAACGTTAGGAATAATTCCCGGCACATCTCCGCAATCCCTTGCGCGATCGTCGTCCAGCGATAGAAGGAGGTCTGGTCCGCCGCCGCCGGTGGTACCGGCTTGAAGAGCAAACCTCCCAGCACGCCGCCCACGAAGGGAATCTTGATATAAATATCCCAGAGGTTCGAGAACCATAGGGCCTCGCTGCCATTGAGCGCAATTTCCAACTGGCCCCACGCTTCGCGATGGCCCGTTAGTTCGACCCCTTGCACGATCGGGACCAAACGATGATCGGCCAAATATTTGAACAGCGTGGGCGAAAACGCATTGATAAGTTCCAACATCACCTGCCCCAGCGAGAGATAACCTCCGCCTGGCACGATGCCGGCCAACTCGTCGAGCGATGTAATTACTTCATCGTCCCCGTGGGCCTTCATCCATGCGATAAATTCCATATCGAGCGCGCCGATATGGTTTTTGTCCATTCGCACGATCGCGTTCGTAACGCCCGCCGTCGGCCGGCCGACGCGCGCATGTGGCACGAAGCGCTGGATCGAGGGTTTGTCGTGCAGCGAAGAGGCGTTTAGAATGCCCCAGAAGACGTGGTGCCGCTTGGCCGGCCATAAGAACGAGGACGCTCCGATGCTCACTCTGGCGTCCAACACGGGCTGTTCTAACGCCAGCAGTGCCCACACCTCCCACTCGGTCGAACGCGCGGCTTCCACCAGCGGAACAAGTTCTGGCCGCGACGCCAATGAGACCTTCAGCGTTTGAACGCTCGGTACCGACTGCTCGTATTCGCTCTCCGTGGCAATGGCGATCGGGCCAAGGCTGTCGAGCATCGATGGCGCAAGGACCGTGGGAGCAATGGGAGTGGCAGGAAGAGGGAAGTGGCTATTATCGTTGATCGCCGAATAATGATACTCCAACTGCTTTTTCGTTCCATACGGCACCGAATAAAGATGAAGGGTATAGATCCCTTCATCTTTCTTCTGCGCGATCGTAAAATGAAACGGTAATAAGCTCATCGATGATGGGTCTCGCTATTTCGGTCTCGGCTCGTCGTCCAGATAATGTTTCGTCCGTTCCATCCAGTAGCACTCCATCAGGTCGAAGCGGTCGTGCCGGCGGATAAAATGGAAGTAGTCATTCAGGCTGCCGTTCGTCGCGCGGTTAAGTTGGTACGCTAAGAACTTCACCAGCGCGTATTCCGGCAATTGCTGGTGTGGGAACCGCCTCTGGAGCGCTTTGGCGGCAAGGTCCTCGCCGCCCAAGTATTCGATCGCGGCTCGGAATTCCTCATCGCGCTCGTGCTCCTCATCGGTCCCCACCCACCGCGCAATCAGCCATTCTCGCCGCCGCTCTCCGCAGCGGGCGGAGATGGCAGCTTCCCGTTCAGAAAAAAATTGAGGGCCTCCGCGATCGTCTGCGATTTGGTCTTCTTCCAATCGACTTCCGGAACTTCCTTCGCATCGCCTTTGGAAATAGTGACGATATGCTTCAGTTCTGCAAGCGTCGATTCGAGGATAGCCGCGTCCTTTTTGCCGACCAGCTTCTGGATCGCATCGCGCCGTTTTGACGCGGTCTCGTAACGGTCCTTGTTCGCTACCGGGTCGATCGTAAATTCAATTTCGACTTCGGCAAATTCTTTGTTCGCCTCGGCCAGCTTGTCGAAGATAGCGCCGCGCTCTTCGCGCAACGTCTTCAGGCGCATGGCCTCCTCCTGCACTTTGGACGATACGTCGATGGAATTGTGCTTTACCGTCGCTTTGATCTCATTGCCCTGCTTGTCGTAGAGTGTGATTTGCATTGTAAAAATGGATTATAAATAACTGGATAGAAAGGCCGATGTCGAATCGACCAGTTGCCCGAAGTCGTCCGATTTAATATCGAGCGCGGTACCCGCCGTCTGCGTGGCGTCGAGCCTTCGGTAGTAATCGAAACCGACGTGCGCGGTCGCATTCAAATCGGTTGCGGAAAAAATGTTCAGGATGCCATTGTTCTCCCAAAACGCATAGGGCGTCGGCGATCCCGAAAGGAGAATCTCTCCCCACGTCATGCGCGGTACCTGGTCGAATTCCGTCGTGGAGAATTCGACCAGAATCGAATCGCCAGCGACCTTATACGCGCCGGCGGGAAGCGCCACCTGGTAGATCAGCCCCTTGCCCGTTACCGTAATGACGGCCGCGCCAATCGCGATCGGAGCGAGGAAGGTGTCGCCGCGAATAAAAATATCGTCCGAGCCGCGCAGGCTGCCGGCGTATTCGGCCAGCGCCTTGCGGTATGCGCGGTTGCGGAGCGTCGCGTAATCGGAACGATTCGTATAGCGCGCATCGTCCGCTTTGATTTCGGCATCCAGATCGTCGATCGTGTACGTAATGTAAGTTGACATAAGAGTGTGTTATAGTTCTTTGGAACCGAGCGTCGATTTAATACCGATCGGCGGTCCTTCCAGAATGTCGAACGTCAGTTTGTTATTGAGGAGCTTGATGCCCCCGACCGTGTAGCGCTCGAAGTTCGGCACCCATCCGGTCGTTGCCATCTGCGCCTTGTCCCGCGAGGAATCGTAATGGTCGTCGGTCACTAAATAGATACGGTTGTCCGCCCACTGGCCGGAACCTAAATACGCGATCCGAAACGCGCGGAGTAATTTGCGCGTACCGGCGCCGGTGACGACCACGACGTTGCGTTTGCCATTCAGGACGCCATCGTAAAATTGATAGTCCTGGAAGGTGTTTTGCGCCGGCTCGATCGCGAATTCGATCATGTAGCCCGCGCCGCCCTGGTTACCGCCATCGCCATTTTTTTCGACGACCTGCCGCGCCTGGAACGTGACCCCTTTTATCATGTGGGTCATTTCGTACCACATCTCCCGTCCCTGTATTTTCTGCGTGTGCGTGCCGATGAACATCCGGTCGATCGGCTCATGCCGGCGAATGCGATCGATACTTTTTCCACCAAGGGTAGACATGGATCAGCGATGATGTTAGGAATTTTCGAAATCGTCGATCGAGGCTTCGAACTCGGTGTACCAGACAGGGAACGATTGCATGAATTTCAATTGATAGCTTCGCAGCCGGTCCACGTCCTCGGGGTGCGCGGGATCGGGAAGCCCGTCCACATCGTATTCGACCCACGTTAACTGCCCCGCGACGGTCTTCAGCAGTTCCACTTTATGCGCCATCGCAAGGCGAAGAAAGTTCTTAAACTGCGTGTCCTCGAGGAGAAGGCCAGCCGGAATCTTGATGTTCAGGACATCGCCGATGTTGAACGGCCGGCGCCGCGCGCGGCCTTCGCCATCGTTGCCCGTCTCGCGCGCTTGCGTGTACGAACGCGGCTTCAGGAGCGGAGTGAACGACCAAACGGTCTGCATCTCCGCGCCATCCTTCCACGTCGATAAGCGCAATTTGATCGGGTCCATAAGATCGGCAACGATGGAATCGCTGCGTAAAAAAAGGGGCCGGTCCCCGCGATACATTCCGAATTGGAATGTGCCCCTATCGCGAAGACCAGGCCTTTGCCCAAATTAGGTTCCTTGCACCCAGATGCCCTGCGCCTTGGCGCCCGTAAGCGTCGGCGGCGCGACGGCATCGACCCACGAATCCGGTCCGCTGGCCGCCGGCACCGTGCAGACGTAGCCATTGGCGTCTATCGTCGAGAACGAGACCTTCGGCTTCGTGAAGCTGCCGGATTTCGTCGTGCCCGGTCCGCCCGCGCGCTGCAATTGCGCCACGCAGAAGAACGCGACCTCGTGCCCCGAAACCGGCGTGCCCCTGTAGATAATCTCCCACACCGGCAGCGTCGAATCGAACGTCGCGGCGGTGGAACTTTCTATAACGGTGCCATCTTCCAAGTCCAGTTCTTCCGGCTTGGCCGTCGAGGAAGCGGAATAGGGCGCGGCGTTAATCAGGAGATTGCGCCGGTCGGTATCCCACTCGATGAGTGTTGGCGTCAGCGTGTGCGTGCCGTCCGCCGCGCGCGGAATGTCGAACGTTTCGATCGACCCGAATTCATGCCAGACGCCGGCCGTCGCGCCCAAGCAATCGGTGCCCGTCATTGCTGTGAAGCCGCCCGAGCCGTTCGACTGGATTTGCTTCCCGATGATCTTCGCGCCGCCGCCCTTCAGCGCCGCCGCGGTGTTTCGAAGTAATTGTGCCATGGTGTGTTAGTTGGTTAGTGCTGTGCTGGCCTTGTGGGCTGGCATGTGTTTCGTGAAATTTTCAGAGGCGAGGTTCGCGATCGTCCGCTCCTTCGCGTCCTTTGGCAGGATCGGGCAGTGCAGCACGGCTTCGAACGCGCCGCGTGCATAGTCGATAAAGCCCATGTAATAGGCGGCGATCGCGTATTCTTCCAATAGCCGCCATCCGGCGTTCGGATCGACAAAGCAGATGTCCGGCGTCATCGAGGGTACGGCCTCGCGCGCCAGGGCGTACATGTCGGCATAGCGCTCTTGCTCGCGCAAAATCATCATCAGGTCCACGCGCGCTTCGCAGCGGCTGGGGCGGTACCGGCACGCTTCGCGGAAATCCTCTTCCCGGTTCGTCATCCGCGCGATCTGCCACAGCGAGAGATAGACTTCCTCCTCCCAACCGCCCATCGCAACGCGTTCGCGGTATTTCGCAATCGCTTCGTCGGTCCGCTTCAAATCGCGGAGCGTGTTCGCATGATAAAAAACGTTCCGAGAGGTCTTCTCCGCCGTTTCGAAGAGTTCCAAATGCCCTAAGAACTTATTGCCGCTGACCGATTGATGCCCGCCGGGCTTCGGGACGATACAGCAGGAGGTGATCTTACCCGCGCGGGTATTGGCAGAATGCGGGCCTTCGCGGTACGGGTGCTCGTGGCACACACCTTTGTAGCGCCAGGTACCATCGTTGCGGAAAACGCGCACGGACCAAAATTCGCAGTCCTCATGGACAATCTTGATCGAATACGAATCGAACGGCTTGCCGTCCTTCGCCAGGGGAAGGACGAGCGGACCTTCGAGTGTTTCGTCGGCGTCCAAAATAAAAATCCAGTCGCCGGAAGCGGAAGCGATCGCAAGGTTGCGGTTCGTCGAAAAATCGACCCATTTATCCGAACGCAGGGTTCCCGGTACCCGCCGGAACATTTTCGAAATGATCGCCTTCGTGTCGTCCGTCGAGCCGGTGTCCGAAATCGAGAACGAATCGATCTTGCCGCGCACGCTCTTCAAAGCGCGCCCGATCACCGGCGCTTCATTGCGCACGATCATCGTGAGGCAAATGGTCTCTTTCTTCATCAGCTTATCTTCTTCCAGGCCGATCCGTTATAAATAAATTGCGATGCCGTAGCCGCCGCGACGACAAGGCCGGTTGTGGCGGCCGTAGAATCCTTATTCTCCACGACGATCATTTGCCCCGTCACGCCCGAGGGCGCTGTCACAGCCACGGCCACGCCGCCGTTCGAGGGAACAATATAATAGAGATGATTGCCATCGAGCGTCGTAGCATTCGTTGCAACGGTTGCCGTCACGCTCGAAAGCGTCATTGCGCCATTCGAGAAGGTGATGATCGTGGCGAGGGTTTGCGCCGTCGAACCGGTGCCGATCGCGGGCGCGGATTGAAGAGCAATAGAGCCACTGGCCGCGGTGCCCGTGCCGATTCCACCGGCGATCGTCACATTGCCGCCAGCCAGGTTCGTTCCGTTTGCGCCGGAGCCGTGCCACGTAACGTTTGCACCCGCATGGCCACTTGCTGATTTGTTGCCCGAGCCTCCTAAGTAAACATCGGTGATATGCCCATTGCCGGAAGAGTCGTCCGATCCAGTGATGAACGTATTGCTCATCCCGACGGCGGCATTGATTCCCGCATTCCAGCCGATCGCGACGTTGTAATTACCTGTTAAGGCAATGTCCAACGCGTGATTTCCGACCATCACGTTCTGACTGCCGGTTTGTAGCGTGCTTCCGGCGTACATGCCGACCGCCGTATTCTCATTTCCCGACGTAAGCGCATGAAGCGCATTCGTTCCGAACGCAGAATTGTATGCGGAAGAGGAGTTTGCGGAACCAAAAGTACCGTACCCAATGCCCGTCTGATAGGAACCCATGCCCGTTTTACCGGCCAAAGCTCCGATGATCGTATTCTCTACATGTCCGAAGCATGAAAAAACGACATTCGCACTGGAGTTAAAAAGATAGAATGGGTCGAGGAAAATCTGCCCCGCCGCGAAAGTGGCAGAAAGATTGCCAATCGTCACAAGTCCGGTCTGGTCAATGGTGAGGGCCGTATTCGTAATCCCGGTCGCATAAGAATTACTCGTTCCCAAAAAGAGAGAGGAGCCAGAGCCTGCGCCCACCATGCCGATACGCGCCTCCGCCTTACCGGGGACATTATCCGAACTGAAGTCGATAGAGCGATAAACGCTATAGGTCGATGCGTGAATATCCAGACTACCCGCGTGCGCATTATCGGTGAGTGATGTAATGCCGGACCCGCTGTTAATCGCAAAGCTTTTGGTATACGATCCCGCATTAATCGAGTTCGAAAAAACGAGATTCGATGTGGGGTTGGCCGCTCCCTGCACGGGTTGCGTTTCCATAATCCAATCTGTCGACTGGCTTGCGGCCGTCGCATTGGTCTTCCAACCCGTGCCTGTTAATCGCAGGCGCGGCGAGAACATCTGGTTTCCCGATGTTGCCGCATTCGAATTGTAGAGCTGAAGGCCATCGGCAGAAGTATTCGCCGCGATCGCCTGTGGAACATTGGCAGGTAGCGAGAATACACCACCTGGGCCGGTTGCGCCCGTCGCGCCGGTTGCGCCGGTTGGGCCGGTTGGGCCCGTTGCACCCACGGCACCATTGGAACCGTTCGAACCCGCCGCTCCGGTTGCACCCGTCGCACCGGTCGGCCCCGTTGGACCCACAGCGCCAGCCGCACCCGTGGGACCGGTTGGCCCCGTGGCACCAACTGCGCCATTCGAGCCGGTTGCACCGGTTGCACCCGTCGCACCGGTCGGCCCCGTTGGACCCACAGCGCCAGCCGCACCCGTAGGGCCGGTCGGCCCGGTTCCACCTACTGCACCATTCGAACCTGCTGCGCCGGTTGGTCCCGTCGCACCGGTTGCCCCGGTTGCACCGGTCGGCCCCGTTGGACCCACAGCGCCAGCCGCACCCGTAGGGCCGGTCGGCCCAGTTGCACCAGCTGCGCCATTCGAACCTGCTGCGCCGGTTGGTCCCGTCGCACCGGTTGCCCCGGTCGGCCCCGTTGGACCCACGGCACCGGCTGCGCCCGTGGGACCGGTTGGCCCCGCTACGCCCGTCGCGCCGGTAGGCCCGGCATTTCCTTGCGGTCCCTGGCCTCCGGCAACCTCGACAGCCGTTAGTGTGACATCCGTAATGCTTGCCGTGTGGACTTGCGCGGATAGGGCAATGTCGAACCAATAGGGCGTTCCGGCCGTCGCGCCGGCAACTATTCCATTGGTAATAAATTCGGAAGGATTGCCGGTATAGACAAGCGCATTCGTTCCGAGTATGGTACCCGTGAGTGCCGCGCCATTGATGGGCGGCGTTCCGGTACCATAACGCAAGTAGAGGTTCCGTGCGTCCTTGTTCGCCAAGCCCCGCGCGCTGAAGAGAAGCGTGCCGCCCGTGATCGGTGTAATCGATCCGGCGAGGCCCATCATCACGCCGGTGCTGTTCGCGGTCGATGCGGGGTTCGCGGGCAGCGATTGATAATGCGCAAGCGTGTTCGGTCCGCCGGCAGGTCCAGTCGCGCCGGCGGGACCCGTCGGACCCTGCGGGCCGCTTGGCCCCGGCACGGTCGACGCTGCGCCGGTCGGTCCCGTTGGTCCGGTAGGGCCTTGCGCTCCGGCTGGGCCAATTAAACCTTGAATGCCTTGCGGCCCTGGCGCGCCTTCCAACACAAGCAAGCCCCAATTCGCAGTGTGCGAGGGATCGACGCCGGTGCATCCGACAATATTGACATAGCCCGATCCGGCGTAGGTAACTAAATCATTCGTGACGTAAGCCGTCCCGGCATTGTAGGCACCTTTGTATTCCAAGCCACTGATGCCATCGGCACCGGCAACGCCTTGAATGCCCTGGATGCCTTGCGCGCCCGCGGGACCGGTATCGCCTTGCGCGCCTTGCGGTCCTGTGGGACCGGTATTGCCTTGCGGCCCCGTCGCGCCCGTTGCACCGCCGGCGCCGGTAGGTCCGGTCGGTCCCGTCGGACCGGTCGCGCCATCGGCGCCGTCCACGCCCGCCGGCCCGATCGGGCCTGGCAGCCCCTGCGCGTTCTCGATCGTCGCGATGATATTATCTTCAACGGCAATCGCGGCCTCGATCGAGTCCGTAAGATTGATTGACGCCTGGATAATTTCATCAGCCATGGATCTCACCAATGATTCGCGACTATGCGCGTGTAACGGTTCCCTTCACGACGAAGCGGCCCTTGATGACGTACCGCTCCCATTCATTGCAAAAAATGTCGTAGGCGTAGGCGCCTTCCGGAAGCGCGGCCACATCGGAGGAACTTAAATTTAAGATTCCATCCGTGGCCGGCGCGTTCGTTGTAATCGTAATCGCGGCGCGGAGCGCGCTGCGCGAACTGGTGTCCTCGCGCACCTGGGAGACAAAGGTCAGCCCGCTAAGATCGACGGCCATGCCGGAAGATTTCTGCGTCAGCGTAATACTCGTGTTGGCGATCGACGCTCCGCGGTCGATCGCCAAATCCACCGAGCCAGCCTGGGCGAGGTTTACTTCCGTCATGGCTCACGTTGGTTACCAGGTCGCCGTTGTTGCTCGCACCCAGGTGTTCGTTGCGATGCAGACGTAAATATGCGTCGCGTCGTAAGCGATCTCGCCCGCGGTGCCGGCCGCCGTCGCGCCGGTCGGTGCCGTGCCGCTGGCCGCGCCTTGCGGTCCGGTTGGCCCCGTCGGTCCCGTAGGACCGGTTGGCCCCGTTGGCCCGGCCGGTACGTCGAACGTTTCGGCGGAATTGGCGTGAGCCGTTAGAATATTACCTTCGGTGTCTTCGCCGGTAATAATTTGCTTGCGGTCCTTGCGAATTTGGTGACGCTTGTTCGCGCGTTCCTGAATGATGGAAGGCATAATGTTATATTGCTAAAAAAGAAAATTCCCCGTCTTCACTTTCGACTCCGGTATCGTCCGGGTTTTCCATGCACGAAAGATCGTTCGTGTCGTCCGTCGTCTCGGTACGGATAAGATAATCGGCGATTGCTTCATACGCTAATTGCGTCCACACTTTTGCCGACGCGTCCGCTTCGGCCTGCATCGCGAACTGTATCGTTCCCTGCCCCACGGCCGCCTGCGTCGGAATGCCGTTCTGCCCGATCTGCTGAAGCTTCGCGATCTGCGGCAAGGCCGCCAGCGCGAAGTACGCCTCGCCGATCGCGAAGGCATCCTGCTTATCGGCGTTCGCCGGGACCGTTAGGTCGTCGGTCGAAAAATCGCGGACCGCCACGTAGACATCCGAGCCGACCGCCTTCTTCAACTTCCGCTGCCCGATCGCGATCGCGGCCTCGACCATCGCGGCCGTCGCGCTGCCCGTACTCTCGTCGGAACTTAATCCTCCGGCAGTACGGACCTGCGCAACGTCGGTGATGGATGAGAGCGCTGGCATCAGGTGTCAGTCTTTTGAATGTATTGCTTCTTCAAACAATCGGTGTGTCGCCAGCCGCAGGAGCGGGTTGATCGCCCACGATGGGCGCGTTGTCGCTATAGGGCGCGGCTACCTGCACTACCTGCGCCTCTTTCGTGGTCTTCTCGAAGAGCAGACCTTCGAGATGCCCTACATACGCTTCGATTTCCTGAAGCGTCTTATTGCGCCGGATATAGTTCCAATCCTCTTTTACCTTCGCAACCGCTTTGTCATAATCGGCCTTGAGGGTGGTTATTAGATTTGCCATTTGATAGCTTGTTCCCGAATGCCGGCGGGTGGATGATCGCTCATCCCTGCAACCCCGCCGGCGTTTCAAGAGCCTCTTGCAGGAGGCGTTCGTTGATGGTTGGGTGTATTTTCTATTACGCCTGGCTAATCACCATCGCGTTGTTATCGATGATGTGGTAGGCCACTCCAAGCGAGACCTGGATTTGCATACCCTTCGTGCGGCGCGACCGATCGACGCGAAGGCCCTGGTTCGGCGCATTCACGTAGCCGAAGACCAAGTTCTTCGGGTCGGTAAAGATGATCTGGTTCGTCGTCGCAAAATCGCTCACGACAATGTTATAGCCCTTGTACATCGTCGGCGCATTCGTAAGCAGCACGTTGCCGCCCGCGGCCAGGATCGCATTCAACTCGTCCGCGAAGGCAGAGTGATCGGCCTTACTCATGACGAAGTTGAACGTGCTTACCAATTTCTCCGGCTTGTTGGTCACCATCGCAGTAATCATCGCGTCCATCGTGCCCATGACGGTCGTAATGGAATTGCTCGACTGGTCGATCAGCGTCCAGTTGTTGGCCGCCGTCGCGCCGGCAAAGGTCACCTGCTGCGCATACCAGCCTTTGCGGATGGTAAGGAAGGTCCCGGAATAGGTGTCCGTGGTACCGTTCAGCCCAAGGTCCTCCGGCTCGGTGGCAATGGCGGAGGTGAAGGCATCCGTGATCGTCGTTTCGAGTCCCGGAAGGTTCCCCTGGTACTGCAAGCCTACTTTATCGCTAATAAGCATCGTCCAATCCATATCGGCGGCGTCCATGATGGTACCGGAGCCGAGGAAATTGGTCTGCTGTCCCGCCGTCGGCAAATCGCCCACGGTAAGCTGTAAGGACGTTCGGCGGTTTTTGCCGAGCACGAGCACTTCCTGATGATAGCTCGTCATCACCACCGTTCGCACGAGGTTCAACAGCTTCATCTGCGGCGCGGCCAGCGCGAAGAGTTCGGTTCCCAGCGTCGGGTTATTCGTTCCCCCCGGCGAGAAGTCGGTCTCGACAACGATACCCGTCTTCATCAGTTGCGAGTTTTCGCCATCTTTCAATCCAAGGATCGAGGAGCCGACCGCGCGGGCCTTCTCCAGTTTAATATCGCCCTCGGATTTCTGGATGATCGCGCCCTCGGGTACGGTCCGCACCTGCCGCGATTTCAGAAGTTCCACGTTCAGCGCCTTCGCGTCCTCGGGCGAAATGCTCTTCGCAATGCGCGAGAAGAGTTGTTCGCCTTCGGCACTCTTGCCCACGGCCGAAGCGCCGCTATTCCCAAGCCCCGCGCTCGATGCGGCGGCCGCGCCACTCTGTTTGTTGGCATTCGTGGCGGCACCGGCGGCGTCCGAAGGGGTCTCCGCATCGGTAGGATTATACGAATTGATAACCTTTGCCGCGAAATCGACCGGCTTCACGCCGGCCGCTTTTGCGACGACGGCGATTACATCGGGCGTTACGTCTAATTTTACCGCGCCCGTTTCAAATTCCGAATAGGTCTTTACATCTTCCGGCTTGGTTGGATCGAGGCCGAATGCCTTCATAAAAACACCTTCGGCGACCTGCGCGGCCATTCTCGTTTCGCGGAAGACGGCCCCTGCGTCCTTCTGAAGCGAGACATAGACGTGCGAGTTGTCGTTGGCCGTTTTTTCTAACAGCTGATGCTGGATGGCGTTGAATTCGTTGGGGGCACCGATGCTCTTATGCACGACGGCTCCCATCGCCATCAGGAATACAAGGAGTGGAGTGAGTCTCATGGATGTGTTGGTTGGTTGATTAGTGTACTTAGTTGGCAATTCGGCAGGCGAGATGCCCCGGATTGATTCTACATTTTAAGATAAAATCCTCTTCGGATTTCTTTTTGGGAATGAAACCCGCGAAGCTTATCCCGTGGACATTCGAGACGACCGATTTCCCAAGTTCGGAGAGTTCAATAACCCCGCACCAGGAATCTTTCGATACGTTCGGGAACATGGGGTCCTCGCCGCGCTTAATAAAGTTCTCGACCAGCGTTCCATACCTCGAATCGTGATTATGCTCGAAGTCGATGTTATTCTGGCGTCCCGACTTCAAGAAGTCGTGGCACCAATATTCCAGCGTCTCGGCATTCGCAAAGTCGTTTTGGCTATCGACGACATTCGGTTCATAATTCGTGACGTAGATAAGCCCCTTCGGCTCATCGTATTTCATCAGGAACCCGTCATAGGCGAAGTCGTCCGAGTCGCCCTTCATAATGATCCCTTTCCGATTGGCCGGTTTTCCGACCAACGAAAGATGGGTTATGATGGCCGTCTTCTGAAGCTCGCGTTTTTTTTCGAGAATGATTTGCTCTTCGGGTGTCATATATTCGTTACGCATACAAAAATGGCTTTCGCTGGCGCGAAAGTCAAGCTCCGTCGTGCCATAGGCGGGCATATTTGCGTAGATGTACCGGTGATTGCCGGTGATACTATTTAGCATGGAGAGGCTTGCTTTTTGCCTTACCAACCCACATTTTTGCAAGCACAAAATGTCAGTAACCTATCCACGGCGATGAGCGCACAACCGATCGAGACGTTCGGCTTCGATGTATCGCGCTCCATTATGGACACGGTGCAAGTCCGCATTGGGCGGTTGATGGTGCTCCTGACGCAACTGATGCGCTCGGAATATGTGGCGGCCTTCAAAGTTAACAATGCCGACGGCGCGGCCAGCGCGCTTACGTTCGAGATCGACCGGACCGAAGGCCTCATTTCGGCCGTGATCGGCGCAGGGCGGCCGAATAGTTACTTGCGTTATTTGGAATATGGCGTGGCCGGAACGAAATCCACGCCGCCGGGCGGCGCTTTATACAGCCGCACCCTTGCCCCGCCCTTTGCGAACATCTTCACCTGGGTACGCCAGGCGGCCATCCCGATCCCCGAATGGATGATAACGCGCGCCGGCGAGAATACCCTGCGGAAGGAGAAGGGCGAATGGCTCGATCCGAAACGGCCCTGGCTGACCGAGACCGACCCGCTCCGAATGCTGACCTACTGGACGATGATCCGCATTAAACAACACGGAACGAAAGCACTACACATCATCGAGCGCGTCCTGACGCAACAGCGAGACGTGATCGAACGAATGCTCGCTACGGGATAAATTTTTAGGACCATGATATTCCAATGACCATCACTTTCAACCTCAACCCCTGGTATGCCATCGGCGCGGCGTTCGTGCTCGGATTGCTTGCGGGGCATTTCATCCTATGAAACGATTTCTCTTTTTAGCACTCCTGCTCTTTGAAGCCTGTGGAACGCAGGCCGCCTTCGCGCAGTCCGATGTGAAGGATAGCGTCGCGCAGACCGAACGGCTGGACTCGCTCGAAGCCTCTTCGAACATCATGGTCCCCTTCCGCCCGGAGTTGCTTCGCGCCGCGCACCGGCATAGCGTCCCGCCCGCGCTCCTGGCCGGCGTGATCCAGGAAGAATCCGATTTCAAGAAATATGCCGAGCGTACCGAGCCGGCCTACCAACGCAACCGCAAGGTGCGCGCCGCCGCCAAAGCATGGAGCCAAGCGCATGGCGGCATTCCGACCGTCGAAACAGAACTTCAGGACCGCGCGCGTTCGATGGGGCTTGCCCAGGTGATGGGCGAACGGGCACGAGAGCAAGGCTTCGACTCGACCTTTCTCTCCGCGCTCTTCGACCCGGACGCCGCGATCGACCAGGGAGCGACACTACTCCACCAGCTTTTTACAAAATATGGCCGGGATACCCTGGCCGTTATCAGCGCCTACAATCAGGGAAACGCCAGGAAGGTACGCGGGACGTTCGCCAATGCGCGCTACGTCTATCGCGTGAACGTCGCATGGCAGCACTACGACCGCGTATTACACTATGCAAGTAACAATCACGAAAGCCACCCTTTACAAATCGCTCGGAGTAGTGTCAGCACTCCTCACGATAGCAGTGGCACTGCAAAGCCTGCAATGCAACCACGCGCCGACACCGGCAACCTCGCTCACAAAAGTAACGCGCCACGCGGAGGCAGTCCAGCGGACCGATACGATCGTAGTCCACGACACGATCCGGTGGGCCATCTATCTCCGCGCGAAAGCGAACCGGGCCGTGGATACGCTGCTGGTGTCCTCTGGGGATTCGCAGCGTGTATCGCTTGCGTGCTTGGACTCGCTCTTCTGGTCGAACGATACGAGCGCCGCCGGACCGGATACGCTCTCCATCTGCCACGACGAGCAGGCAAATCAATTTTTCCTCGATCTTCGCCTCGCCGTTCGTAATCGAACGATCGCGGCACCCTTTACACACACCGACAGCCTGATTTACGAAAATGCGTCCACCACGATAACCACGCAACCGACTTTATGGGACAAAATACTTTCGGGACTCCAATTTCTGGGCGCGGCGGCCATCGGCTTCCTTGTGGGCATAGTGACCCATCTGTAGGAAGCATGACCGATCATCCACATTGCCCCAGAATAGGGCAGAACTCGTTTAATTTCGTTTAACGACCCCGACCCCCACCATTTCCATGTTCGAAGTAAAAAAAGAACTGAAGGCGGCTTTTGCGGAGATCGACGGAGTGAACGTCGTCTCCTCCTCCTGGCGCATGACGAAAACGCAGCAATCGTTGCCGGCTATCATCGTCGATTACGACGCCACAACGCCCGTGGACGTGGCCGAGGATGGCACGGTGGTCTCGAAGCAATATTCGTTTCCCGTTACGGCCGTCGTTTCGCTGCAAAACCGTACGGACCAGGACGCCGAAGACGCGCTCGAAGCACTATGCGATTCCATTGAAGAAAAATTGACGGACGTGATCGGCAATAGCAACTACGTCATTCAAAACTTTTTCCCGACGAGCGGACAGTACGCAAAAATCGAAGTGCTCTCCGCTTCCTTCCAATTACTCATCACCCTCTAACTACTCTTCACGCTCTCATGCGATTCAAATTCAATTGGACCCGGCGCGAATCGATGGAGCGGGACGACGAGATGTTCTCCGCCGCCATTCCGCATGACGAGCAATGGGCGGACCGCGTGATGAAAAGTTACACGGGCATTCAAGGTTCGCTCAGTTCGCTCTATACCGCGCCGCCGCCGTTCGACCCCTTCGCACTATGGACCTATGCCAGCAAGCGCAATGGTTACCATTCGGCGTGCCTGCACCTGAAAAAAAATATGATCGTGGGCGGCGGCTTCACCGGCGATCCGCAGCTTCTCGCATGGCTCGATAACATCGAGACCGAAGCGGGCCTTGCCTCGCTCTTCTTAGAGACCGCGCTCGATATGGAGACCTTCGGCTATGCGCCGCTCGAAGTCATCCAGGCCATTCCGACGGCGGACGGCCCGCAATGGGCGCTCTATCGCATGGCGGCCGTTGCCACGCGCGCGGTGCCGCCGCGTTACGATATGACGGGCAAGCAGATCACGCCGATGCAGTATTTGCAGTTTTCGTATATCTCGCGCAACACCGGAGTCCTCGACCGGTTCTGGCCGACCTATTTCGATCCGTTCCTTCCGGGCGTGCAGCACGGCGCGTATATGCTAAAGCTTCCCTCGATCACGGGCAACTATTGGTATGGCGAACCGGAATACACCTCGACGCTCGAACTCTTGGCGATGAACGTCTCGGTCGTCGATTACGCGAAGAAGATATTCAGCCAGGGCATGATGGCCGATGGCGTGTTTATCGGCGTGGGAACACAACTCTCGCCCAAAAAACGGAACGAATTAAAGCGGTATCTCTCGTCGAATTTCAAAGGCCTGGAAAACGCGCACCGCATCGGCTTTATCCAGATCGGCGAAGGCGAGACCATGACGTGGGTCCCGATGAATGCCACGATGGACGCGAATTACTCCAAGCTGCGCTTGGACAATCGCGATGAGATTATTATGTCGCATCTTCTTCCGCCGCGCATCGTCGGCGTGCTGGCCTCGGGTTCCCTTGGCGGCACGGGTGAAGTCGAGGGGCAACTGAAGATCGTGAAGCTTTCCCTTATCGATCCGAAACAAATTTTGTACGAATCGCAGTGGAAGAACCTCTTCCGCATGATGGGCGCGCCCATGTGGCAGACGTTCTCCTTCAAGGAATTGGATGTCTCGGCCGGCTCGACCGACGCCGCGCAGCTTTCCTCTGGCGTATCCGCCGGATGGCTGCCCGCGCAGACCGCGCTCGACGAGTGGAACACCGAGAAATCGGCGGAGAGGAATGCCACATCGACCATCGCTTATTTGAAAAAGCTACGCGAGGAACTAAATAATGGGTAGGCCCAAAGCAATCGAAGTCATCCAGAAGGCCGAACGCAAGTTCGTAAACGATGGCCTTACGTCGCTCACGCAGCTTGCCCAGGCAACCGGCGTGACGCGCAAAACGCTGGGCACCTGGCGCGCGAAATACGAGTGGGACCGCAAGCGCGCCGAAATAACCGCGCAGCCGGAAGAGATCGGCGACCGGATCAAACGGTCGCTGCACCTCATCATGGACGATCTCGAAGAAGCGATCCGCGGCAAGAATACCGCGATCATCAAACTGAAGGTGAGCGATCTGGAAAAGATCGTCCGAAGCCTTGCGAAGATCGATGCGCTCTTCGACAATAAGGGCGCGCTCATCAAGTTCTGCTACTCCTTCGTGGATTTCGTGGCAACGCTTCCGAAGGAACGTTCCCTCCTGGTGCATCTCAAGCGAGTGCTGCCGCTCTACATCGAACACGTCGAGAATAACGGATAGCATCATCGCTGATCCATCATGCAACTCCGCCGCAAACCGTCACGCCTGAACGATCGCGCCTACCAGGCCGCGAAAGACGAGCTATTAAAAAAGCTCGAAGCCGTCGCGCAGTTTGCCGATACCGACGCGAAGAAGGAAGATCGGATTGCGAAAGGACTGGACGATGCGTTTTATTTTGCGCGCACGTATCTGCCGCATTACTTCTCCACTACGGCTCATGATCGATCATCCGCACAGGCCGAATATCACCCGGACCTTGTCGAAGCGTGCGAGATAGAAGAGACGCCGGTCACGATCACCGGCCCGCGCGGCGGCGCGAAAAGCACGATCGTCAGTTTTTTGGAAGTGATACGGGACGCGTGTTACCAGCGCGAGGACTTCATCGTCATCAACATGAAGTCCTACGACCGGGCGGAACTATACACGCTCCGCATCCTCACGGAACTTCAGCATAATCCGCGCATCATCGAGGACTTTGGCCGTTTGGTCTCCAAGGCCGCAGGCGCTGGGAATTTCGCCACGCGAAGGACCCCCACGCGCGAGCGTTCGACGCGCATCATGGCGTGGGGCGATGGAATGTCCATGCGCGGCCTGGTCTCCGAATATTCGCGGCCGACGAAGATCATCTGCGAGGATTTGCAAGACCGCGAAGCGGCGGAAAATCCGAAACGCACTTCCAAGCTGCTCGAAAAAATAAAGACCGACTGGCTACAAGCGACGGCGGCAAAGCATTGGAAGTTTATCGTTCTCGGCAATGTGATTTGTACCGGCTCGATCATCGACCGGCTTCAGAAGGAAGAGAAAGCGTGGAAGCATTATAAGTTCCTCGCCGAACGTCGCGATGCGGTTGGCAATCGCGTCGCAACCTGGCCGGAGCAATTCCCGCTCGAACGGCTCGACAAGATCATCCTTCAGATCGGGCATGTGTCCTATGCGGCCGAATATCTTTGCGAACCGACCGAAGTCAATCCCGCCGTCGATCCCGAAAAAATACGCCATTGGGAGAAGCTTCCAAAGTTCAAAGGCCGCGTGTATTTGGTGCTCGATCCATCCGTCTCTGAATTCGGGGATAACAAGGCGCTCTTCGCGATGGTCCTTTGGAAGCGCCGCGTTAAAGATGAGGATTACATGACGCTTCGCGATGCGCGCGGCAAACTCTACGAGGCCGGTCTTTACAATCTGGTGCTCCGATGCTGGAACCGGCAAGCGACGACCGACGAAATGTTCGAGGAGCTTTATAAATATGACGGCTTCTATAATCGCCCCACGGTCCTCTACGACGGGACGTTCGGGCAGAAGCGAATTATGCGAAAGCTTGCCGCGCCCTGGGCGATTAAGATGGGCCGAAGGCTGCGGCTTCTGCATTATATTTTGAACCGGCCAAAGCCGCTACGGATCGCGGAACTTGCGCAGGACATCCAGGCGGGGTTCGTCCTCTTTCCACTTGCCGCCGGCGAACAGGAGCGCGATGTGAAAGAGACCATCATGCAGCTGGTGCGCTATGGCAAGCCGAACGTGAAAGACGATGGCCCCGATGCACTGGCCGCCGGCGTCGAGAAGGCAAACAAAATTTCCAATCCGGCTTCGGTCGGGTAACTATTTACTTAATAAAAACCATCATGCACTACAGAAACGGAAGACAAGCACATAATGGTGACCGAGTCATTAAGATTGGCTACGATCCCAACCAAAACGATTCTATTATCGCAGTAGGAATACTGCACAGCGCCGTCGCAGGAAATGACTACTGCAATGGGGCGATCGCACCCATTCAGCCGACGAACGAAGGAGCCTGCATCGTTGACATGCTGCACGTCGATGACGTGATGGATATTATCCGCGAAAAGGGTTTGGGCAAAAGGCCAGAGGGGAAATAACTTCCAGCAAGTATCGGATGAAGGAGCGGACCTATATCACGTTGGTGGACTGCCCGATTTGCGGCGGCACGCACGATCGCCTTCGCATTTCGCCCCTTCCCGAAAAAGAAGAAAGTTACACGCACGCCGCGGCGTGCCCAAAGGACGGGACCATTATCTACGTGAGGTTTGACGATGCCGAGGCTCGGCTACGATGAGCTTCCCCAAACTCACGGTCCACGCGCATAGGCGCGCGCACGAGCGGTATGGCATTTCGTTCGCGGAACTGAAAAAGTTCTCACTCGAAATTGCGCGTGGCGAGGCGACGTTCATTCGCGGCCGCGGGCAAAAGGAAATATGGATCGTGACGTCCGGCGACCGGGAATTTCCCGTCGTCTGGGACCCGCGCGACAAAACGATTGTGACCGTGCTGCCCAAATCGGCGCTGCACGATCTTCATAGACAAATAAAACGGACCGGGCGCATCGGCGACGATGCGAATGGTTCGGAACGACAATGAAAAACAGGATACCGTTTTTCTTCAAGGCGCTCTTCCATTCGTTACAGGAAGAGTTCCATTTTATTCACATCAAACTAAACCAAATCATGGCTTCTCAAGCTGATTTAGACGCAGTAGTAGCAAAGGTACAGCCCGCGATCGATAAGGTCGCGGCCGACGTGGACGCCCTCATCGCAAAGGCCAACGCTTCCGGCGTGGACCTGACCGCCGAGACGACCTCGCTTCAAGCAAGCGTGGACGCCCTCACCGCGATCGATACGAAGGTGAACCCGGCACCGGTTGCTGTGTAATGCGATGGGCCTGCCGGAATTCGTTCCGGCAGGCCCATTTCGTTCTTTGACAATTCATCGCCGTCCCGGAGCGGGCGGCATTAACGCTTTGAAGCCTGTTCCGAGAGCATTATCCCCGAGCCTTTTCCAAGAGGATTGAGTGTCACTGAAAGGAGTGCGTCTCCCTTAGTCCACATCGCCATTTTGGAATCGAAAACAGAATGATCGTCTCTGTAAAAATCCGCATCTCCAGCGTGAGGTTTAACGAGGGCCTCAAAATCATCCTCATTAAAACCTTTCCCTTGCCAGACGACGGAGGTCGATTTGTTGGATGAAGAAACGAAAGTAATAGATTCAGTTCCCGATACTCCAAATAGATAGATAGGTGAGAGCGTGATCGTGATACGAGGATCCACGATTCCAGAAGAAGAGCTATCCACCTTAAGAAGGGGATTGGCCTTAATCGAATCCGCGAGAATGTCTCGCGTAATACCATAATGGTAAACTTGCCCGAATGCCAGCGAAGGAACCAGCACCAATGCGATAACGAAGAATTTTTTCATTTGCGATGCGGCGGTCTGCGCCAGTATTGGTGAACGTGTTTCCCCTTCCTCGTAGCGTAAGATCGGACATGCACAGTCTTCTGCCGATGCGACGCAACGTGATGCGACGCGGAGGCGAGGGAATGTCCGCCTTTGGCTTGCGCCTGGGAAACTGAAAGCGCAAGGACGATAATAAACGCGAATCGTAAAAATAGTTTCATTGTGAGATGGTTTTCATTGAAGGTTTCGCCGCACTTCGACGACGCGGACGAGCCGAAGGATTTCATTTTCGGGAATGTAGAGTGTCGGGAATTCTTTGTTGGTCGGAAGCAAGGCATACGCCTTCGCTTTCTCATCGCGGCGCACGCGCTTTAACGAGTGCTCTCCTTTCGTAGTGACGGTCGCATAAATCTTTCCATTCACGAAGGGTTCCAACGGCGAAACAATGACGACATCGCCCTCCTGAATTTCCGGTGACATCGAAAAGCCCGAGACGATCAGCGCGAAGGCCTTCGGATCGCGAACCTCGCTTCGGATATAGCCTAAGATTCCATATTCTCCAAAGCCCATCGTGATAGGACCGGCGGGAATATGATCCAACACGGGAATATCCACCTCCAAGGGTTCACCATGCGGGCTGGCCTCTTCTCCGGAGAGAAGGTAATATAGCGAGACGTTCCGATTGATCGCATAGCGTTCCAAGGCCTCAATGCCAGGAGAGGACTCGCCCCTCTCATAATCATACCACGTTCGGGCGCTAACGCCAGCGATGGCAGCCGCTTCGGCTTGACTTAATTTCGGCGGTTTTCCGCGAAGCTCTCGCAGCCGTTTGCCGATCTCCACAGGGCTTCTTGGTTGTGTTTCCATTCGAATGCTATTTTGTTAGCAAAAATCTCGCATTACCTCTTGACTTTTCGCAATTAATTGCGTAAGTTTGCAGTTACAAGTACGTCGCAATACGAAGTTCATCCACAAAGATACGAAATATTTTGCAGGACAGCAAAAAAAAATGGGAGCCTACGGACGAAGAGCGTGCGCATTACTTGAAACTGATGCACACCATTCGGCGCAGTGCCAATGATATTGCAAGAATGTGTGGCATCAGCGGGACGACCGTCCGGGACGTGCTGAATAACGATAGGAAGCACTTTGCGTCGGCCGAGACGGTGCGGAGAATATTCGCGAAGATCGATAGCGAGGCAACGGCCCTGGGAGAGGCCATTAACCGGCTTTCCGGCCATAATTTGAATTAATTTTTTAGTTACCAAACGTTGGCATATGCCAACGTCTGCCAAGCATTTCTAATGGCAAACATCATTCAATCCAACGCATCAAAAGAGAACATTGAAGTGCGCGTAGATGGGCACTCCATCCTTCAAAAATCGAAAGCAATGATGGCAACATCCGTCGCTTTCGGTTTCAAAAAGTTCATGTATTTTGGGTCTGCGCTTTACAACATCAAGCAATTCGATCTGCACAAGATCGATGGCTTCAAAACGTGGAAGGAATATGAGGACGCGATAGGACTCGATCACGGCGAAGCGCACCGCTACGTCGGCATCGGCGCTTCGATCCATGCGCGGCTGATCGACGAAGGGAAATTGAAGGACGGCGATCCACTGCTACAAAAAGACGTGCAGGCCCTGGCCGATGAGAACTTGGAAAAGTTGAAGGACTTCGGGTTCCGGGAATTGGTCGCGCTTTCGAAGCGGGTCGATATTTTCGACTCCGCAATGAACGGCGCGGAATTGCAGAAATTACTTCCCGGCAAACGGGAACCAACGGACGTAGAGCAAGGCAATGCGCTCCGTGCCAAAAGCGGCGCGGACGATTACGCGCATCACATGCGCCAGATCGCCGAAGAATACGGCTGGAAGTACGATGCGAAGGCCGATACTTTCGCGCATGAGGATGGCACGCCGCTCTCGGACGAGGAATACGGGCAGATCATTCCACCCTCGGCCGCAATGCACGTCTTCGAGAGTGTGGACCGCAAAGCGACGGCCGCCCTTGCGACCGTGATGGATGAGATCGTGGATGGGATGAAGGGCTACATCAAATATAACAAGGCGATCCATAACGAGCGCATCCGCAAGCAAGCCTGGGACATCCGTAACGATTTGCAGAATAAATTCCAGGTCGTGATCGGGATGCTGGACGAAGTGATCGAGGGCAATGAGAAGCGGGTGAAGGAACTTCACAAGCACGGATTGGAGGAACTCTGATGTGGATCACCTTCGAAGATTCGCGGCCTTTTTTTATCGCCCCCAATGCAAACCTCCGCATAAGGAGGGACGGGGTTATAATTGTCGAATATCCCAAGGAGAAGAAAGCCTGATGGAAGAACTTTTGAAATTGGCGCATCAACTTCGCGCCGCGTTTTACGTCGCGGCGCTCCTCGCGCTGTGCGCATGGCTGGCTTCGTGTGCCGCGCCCATACGCACCGAGGGCGATGTGCGGCGCATCTATGGCGCGCCGACCGCGATTCCCGCGCAGGGGTTCCAGGACGGCAAGGAAGCCTGGGCGCTTTGGTATTATCACGCCGCCGATGGCTCAACCGATTATTTCACGTTCTCGTATGGAAAGGTTACCGGACATGCTGGAGAGTAAAACTCAAACGATCGACATCCACGCCGCGCGTGAACGCGCCCGCGAGGAACTTTCGCTCCACATTGAAAGTGCGGCGCAAACGATGCACCGCCTGAACCTCCTTAATTATTCCGATCAGCCTGACGCGAAGAAAATGATGGGCGAGGCACGACATCTTTGCGACACGGCAAAGAGCATCGAGATTCGCGCGTGGAAGCTTCAAATTTTGAATGGAGAATTTCCGGCGTGAAAAATTACATCCTTCGCGTCTATTCGCTGAAAGGAACCATTTATAACGCGGAAGTTGCCGCCAAATCGATGGTGACAGCCATCCGCCTTGCGACGGAAGCCATCGCGCGAAAAGAGCGGTGCCGCCCCTCGCAATTGGATGTGTATCTGACCTACGCCGATCACAGCGCTTCGAAGCGAACGACCTCGGAGCGCGTCATTCGAATCATTCCGTAACATCACTGTACATGCTGACCAAAACACAAATCGAAAGTTTCCGCGATGCCGGCGAGGCCTTGCAGGAGCGAAAGCCGGTTTTACTGACCGGCAATTCGAACGGGAAGACGACGATCCTTCACTCCGCGCTCGAAGTGCTGGGACAGCGCGACGAGAAGACCGGATTTTATTCGACCAATCCGCGGCATCCCGAGGACCGAACGATCGACTTCTACCGCGTTTATTTGGGATATAATTCCCACCTTCCGCAAGTGATGAAAATGGTCCTTGCTTTTTCGGGCCGCAAGCCGAAGCGCTTCGCCGCGGACGCGGTGATGCAATACGACGATTTCATGCGCGAGATGTCGCAGAAGGGCCGCGCGGTCTGCCTGGCGGTCGATAATGCGGAATTGTTACCGGCCCGTGCCTACACGGTCCTCAAAGCGCTGAACGAATATCACGATCCCTTAACGCGCAAGTCGATCGGCGCCGGGCTTCTCATCGCGGGCAATATTACGAAGCTGAAGAAGATGCCGGCCAGCTTTATGCTCCGCGCGAAAGAAATTTTGGTGGGAAGGATTGGCGTCGATGAAATTACGGGCCTCATCGAGGCTTTGTATCCGCATGAGATACGCTGGTTCGGCGCCGACGCGATGAAGCGAATCGCGGTCTGTAACACGACGCTCCAAATGAAATCGGTGATCGAGCGGTGCGTCGCGGACCGGAAGCGCTACCGCCTGACCGAGATCGGCCGCGACATGGTGGAAGAGAAGATGAGCGACCTTCCCAACGATGGATATAAATTAGCACAAGCCGCATGAGGGGATTTATCCATGACGCGAGAATCGCCATCGAGGTGGCATTCGAAATTGGTTACCCGACCTTAGCTTGGAAGATTTTCAAATTTTATCGCGACGCGAGGCAAACGTTCGATCATGTGTGACTTTAACGAATTGTTTTTGGAAGAGACGAGGCAGGAGTACGGCCGGCGTTACGCGCAGAAGCCGTATGACGCCGCGGCGTATCTTCGTGACGTTGCGCAACGAAAGGGCGTTTCGACCGCCACGCTCCACCGGCATTTGAAGCTCGACGTGCGCAAGAGGCGCGAAGTGCCGATCGCCACGCAGGCGCGGCAAGCCGAAATCGATTCCTACACGCGCATGATCTGGGAATTTTCCATTGCGCATTCGTTCGACCTCAATAAGATCAGCGTGCAGTTGGCCTGGGAGCATTTGATGCGCGAGGACCGCCTTCCGAAGACGCTGACGACGAAGCAAGTCTATGCCTCGATGCGCCGCCAGCGTTTACGCAATAATTCCGCGACGACGTGGAAGAAAATTCCCGAACGCAGGAAGCCGATGGACACCTGGCAGATGGACTTTTCCAAATCGCGATATTTCAAGCACCACATCTCCGCCGATGGCGAAATCGAATGCGTCGCGCCGGTCACGACAAAGCGGCAGGACGACGGACGTTCGCTCTGGTTTGGCGTGGCCGTCGATATGGCGACGCGCGTGCTCTACGTCAAATATTTCATCTCTCCGGGCGAGTCGGCCGAGAGCGTGATTGAATTTACGCTGGACGCTTTCGACGCCAAGCCCGGCATGTTCCTGTTGCAAGGGGTTCCCTCGTCGGCGTATGTCGATAATGGTTCCGGCTGGCTCGATGGCCGCATGGCGAACGGGCTGAAGAAGATCGGCGTGAAGGAAATTCTCGGTGGGTACCAGAAGGACGTTCACGGCCGCGCCTTGCCGAAGCGTAACAAGCAGGGACGCGGGCAGGTGGAGCGGTCGGTTAATACGATCAAGAACCGCATGGAAGCGGCGCTCTATCTTCGCATGGGCAAAGGGCGGAAACTGTATTTGAAAGACCTGAACGAGGCGGTGCAGGAATGGCTCGAAGAATGGAACCAGGGGCCGCACCCGATGGACCGCACGGCGTCGAAGATGAACCTCTTCCTCGAACATGCGGGTAACCATTTCGAGCATTTGATCTATCCGCCGGAAGATGCGCGGGCACTCTTCAGCCGGTCGGTGATGAAGACCGTCGCGCGGCGCAAAATTTCGGTGGCGAAGAACACCTACGCCTTCGCGCCGGCCTTCGTCGATGATGGCGAATCGGTCGAGATCGTGAAGAACCAGATGGGCTATTTCCTTTTCAAGGGCGGCGAAATGCACGCGCTCCAAATCGAGAGCGAGAGTGCCGCCACGGTCGCCGCGCCACGGAGTACCATCGTGCGCGAATTGAAGGACGCGAAGCTTTCGGACCTGGCACTACGCAAGCGCTTCGACGAGGAACTTCTTCGCGAGACGGGGAAGACGATCGGCCGCATGGCCGACGACGATTGGAACGATATTGCGCCGTTCTTCGAAGCGCCGCGCTCGGTGAAGGAGATCGAGGAGAAGGTCGCCTGGATGAAGATGCAGTCCGAGATTGCCTCGCACCCGCCGGTCGCCATGCCATCGAACATTATTCGAATGCCCGCGGAAAGTTTTATTGGGATAAATCATCCCGGAAAGGAACGATTATGATAACGGCAAAGCCTCATGCCGCGCATCGCGAAAAATTTTGCGATAACTGCGGAGTGCTTCTAATCAATCTCGCGGAATGCCCGGAGTGCGCCCCGTGGCTCCGCTTGAAAGAGGACACGGCAAAACAAATCCGAATGCTGATGGAGCGGCGCGAGGAGACGCGTGCCAAACTCGTTTCCATCAAGGCGCTTCGCGAGAAAGCCTTCCAACGTGCGATCCAGATAAATTAAGATGGGATTCATTCGGGACGAAATCGATGCGCGCAAAGCGCAGCCAGGAGAGGCCCATTTCTCCTGCACGTTCCGGTTGCCCTTTATTTATTGCCTCGTGCCGGCAGGCCGCGAAACGTCGCTCTGCGGCCGCATTAAAGATGGCGGCGGCGTGCCCTGGAAGGCAATCCCCCAAGGCGGGACCCTGTGCGCCGATTGCGACGACATCCTGCGCGCGAACGAGGAGGAAGCGCCATGAAACAATTCCCCACGATCGAACGCGCACTCGAAGCCATCGATCAGGCCGCGAAGGAACTGAAAGAAGCGATGGACGGCGGTGCCGACGTGAATTATATGTCGCTCTATGCCTTCGTTTCCGACACCAATGCCCTACGCGAATCCTTCAAAACCCTTGTCATCAGTAGAAAGTAGATAGTTTCATGCCAGCACTCTCCGATCTGACGAACGAGCAAGCCAAGCAATATTTAGAGATCGAAGAGATCGTGCGCGCGCGCCGCGGACATTGCTCCGGCTTCGACCGCGTAAAGCTTTTGGAACTCTATAAGCTGCATGGCGGCGTGAAATTACTCTTCGTGATCGATCAGTCGATGATGAACGATTGGCTCTTGCCGGGCCGCTGGATCGAGTTTATGGACGTCGTGAATAAATATGGGATCGACCGGGTGCTCTTTGCAACGAAGGCGCTGAACCGGTTGGAAAATCACTCCATCGCGATGGTCGAGAATATTTGCAAGGACCCGAAGCTTGCCGAACGCAAGCGGCCGGGAATGAAAGACGAAGCGCCGCGGCCCATCAGCCCCACGCAACAACGCGCACTGATCTATCCGACGAAGGAAGGCGTCCACACCGAAACGACGGCGGCCAAATGGCTTCGCGAACAGGAAAAGGGCGTCGAAGCATGGCCCGAATTTTTTGACAAAGCCGGTTCCGACGAGGTGACCGGATGGAGATTGTACCAACTAAAACCAGAATACCGATGAAGAAAATACTCGTATCACTCGCCGATGTGGAGTCGGCGTTAAACGAACTCCAGACCGTCGAAGCGGAAATCGAAGCCGAGTCGGCCGAAGCAAACAAAGTCATCGCGCAGGCGCGGACGCAGATCGTTCCAACGATCGCGGAGAACGAAGGGCTTGCCAAACGCCTGCGGACCGCGATCGAGAATTGGGCCGAGGAGCACCGCAACGACGAGGAATTATTCCCGGCCGGACGTAAGACCCTCGAATTGCGCGCCGGGACCATCGCATTCCGTCAGTCCGCGCCATCGCTGGTGCTAATGCCAGGCTGGAAGACCGAGGACGTTGTCGCGGAACTTAAAGATGCCGACGCCGCGGTGAAGAAGGCCGGTATCAAGACGCCCGATCCGACGCTCGACAAAACGGCTATTAAAAAGCTGTACGACCAGGGGAAGATCGACGCGAAGGGACTCAAGGCCCTCGGCCTCGAAATCCAAACGACCGAGAGCCTTTCGATCACGACCAAAACGCTGGAAGCCTACGAGGTATAACGAATGCTCTACATCATCGAAACAACTAACGGCGCAGTCGTTACGAGTGCGAGGGATGAAAAGAATGCGCGCAAAAATGCGGACCATTATTGTTCCGACGAACCCGCACGGGTTATACTCGTCGCGGACGATTCGTTCCTGATTGAAAAGCCCTACCGGCTTCAAATCGACAAGTCCGAAATCGACGGTGAAATAACAATCAGCGCATAAGATGCACGCGCAGGAACGGCCGAACCGGAGTTTTCGCCACGCCGTGGCGATGAACCCGCTCGTCGCGACGCCGCTCTTCGAGAGTGCGGTCGAAGCGAGGGGCGAGAAGGTTCCGGCCGCGCCGCCCAGGCTTCTCAAACGCCCATCGGCTACGCAGATGGAATCGTTCGAGAAGCTTTTGGGATCGGTGTCGATGAAGCAACATGCGGTCCTCGACGCACTCCGCGCGATCGGGCGGCCGGCGACGACGAACGAAATCGCGGAACACTTGCACTGGACCATCAATCTTGTCTCGGGCCGCATCGCGGAACTTACAGAGATGGGCTATGTGCGGGAACATTCAACCATTTGGAACGAAGCGACCAGGAGGAGAAGGTCACTATGGGAACAAACGTAAATGCCAAAACCTAAAAAAGTCATCGCGCAGCCAGAAATTACCTGCAATCGATGTGCGCACCCTGGCGCATGTTGTATGCAAATCGTTCTTTCTGGCGGAATCGATGTATTTCGTTACCCGCTCGATGCGACAATCGAACAGGTGCAGGCCGATCTTGATAAAGTATGGCTACCCTTTAAGCCGCTTCGTCCAGACCTTGTGCACTACAATGGAGAAGAAAAAATTCCGTGGCTTTACACCTGCCCTCGTTTGGGCGATGACGGACGCTGCACTATCTATCACAACCGGCCAGGATTATGCCGCACGTTCGAACCGGGATCGGATGCTCTTTGTGTCCATTTCCGTAAGGAGGACGGGAACCCAATTATTCCATTATTGCCCCCAGCCAAGCAGATTAAACCATAATGAACTCTTTCGCCCCCTTATCGCCACACAATGGAAAGTCTTCAAGTCCGCGCGGCCGCGTTGGTCCAAGCGGGGATGCTGAAATGGATCGACCTGGCGCGCGAGTGCCACATATCGACGGCCGTCATCTCGCTATGGAAGGCGGCCAAGTACACCGGCAACGTGCGATCGCTCGAACGGAAAATAGAAATCATCGTGCGCCGGTTCGAAGCGGTGCCGGTGCGCCTGACGCCCAAGGACCAGACCACGCTAACGAGACTCTTACAATTACTCGATGAATCCGACGACCGCACCGCCATCCTCGCAACCCTCGCTCGGTTCTAAGAGCATCGTGGGCGATGCGGGGCAGCCCTCGCTCGGCACCGATTTCGAACCGAAGTCGATGGACCAGTTGATCGCAGAAACGATCGACGCGATGTTCGAGCGCGGCGAATCTTCGGAGGCGATCGCGATAGAGGTCTCAAGGATCACGAAGGAATTCGCGAAGGAAGCGCCGCTCCTCGAACGCGCGGCGCAATGCCCGAAATGCAGGGAGCGGACCGGCTTTCGCACGATCCGTTCGACGTGGCTCGACATGGGCAAGTCGCGCGAACGGGTGTGCCGGAACCAATCCTGCGGCTACTTTTTTCGGACGTTCGAACCATTTCCAAAATATGAAGAGCAGACGGCAGGACGGCGTTAGGATCGAAGAGATAGATGATCCCATTAAAGCTTCGGCCTGGCACTTTGCCGACGTTGCTGGCGATGTACAATTTATGCTTAATTGCGATCCTCCTCTTGTTCTCGAAATGGATGCCGAAGAACGAAAAGCCTATTGTGACGCGCTTAATCATTTATCCACTCTTCAATCCCTGCTTTGGAAATACGCATGACAACACTGACCCGCATTGCCTTGCGCGATGAAGTGGACGCGACGCTCGAAGCGCTCATCGAGAAGGGGCACCCTTACGATGCGTTCGCATCGAAGCCCGAAGAGCAGCAGGTCCGCGCGGCGCTATACGATCGGTGGACGATGGGCGTCACGCGATCGCTTGCGATGGTGCGCGGGCAGGTGGGACTGACGAAGGAGAACGTCGAGTATATCTTCAATACCAACTTGGGTTATGGCGCAATGACGCGTGGCCTGGCATCCCAAATTTCAACGCCGGTATGGACCGCGTTCAATAACGGGCGCGCGGCGTCCAGCGCGCTCTTTACGAAGCAAACGGGACGGGACCCGATGCAGAAGGATATGGTCGGCTTCGGCGCGATCTTTGGACTGACCGAAGACCATGCGCTGCAAGCGATGCTCGATCAGATAACGATCGCCGCGGGCGGGTTTTGGGACCAGCAATTATCGGACTCGATCAAAGCACAATTGGAAGCGTATTTCGCTGGCGAAATGACGCGCGAGGAACTTGTATTGAAGATCGAAGAGATGGTAAATGCGCGGCTGGCGATCGGGGGACAATCGTCGCTGCCATCGTCGTATTTCGATAACCTTGCCGTGCATCAGATCACCAGGGCGCGGAACGTCGGAGCCTATTATCGCGCGAAGTCGTTGGGGGCCGTGCATTACCGGATTATGAACCCGCACGATCGGCGGACGTGCCCGATCTGCAAGCCGGTCACGCAGGGGCAGCTTTACACGATGTCGGGCGCGGAGGCAGCGATCTCTGGGATACTCACGGCGCGATCGACGGAGGACCTGAAAGCGGCCTCGCCCTGGCTGAAGGTGGGGGATGATCCGGCGAATCCGGTACCACCGCTTCATTGGGCACAATGCCGGTGCTGGATGGAATTTGTATTTGAGTGAGCGAGGCATGACAAATTGGCAAAACCGCACCGATTGAGGCCGCGGACCATGGCCGACCGCGCAATTTTGTGAGCGCCAATTTTTATTAGGGTAAGGATGAGGATATTATCTCAAAGCTTTTGTTACCCATCCCGTGAAGTATCGAGTCCTAACGAGTAAAGTTATCTCAAGAAAATAAGGAGTTACAGTAAGAAACGACATCG